TCCTCAATACGGAAAGAATTGATTATATTTTGTGCAATTTGTTCCTTTTGGGCCTCAAATTGACCTTCGATAACTTCAGGCGAAAGGAACGCGGTTTCCTCAAAAACCTCGGCGATTTTATCAATGACCTTATCGGCTTGTTTTTGCTTAGACTTGGGCCAGCCGTTATAATACCAACCCAAAGACCCGCCGCTTGGGGTTGTAGGTGTTGGAATAGTGCCAACATCATAAACGCTTGGGCTAAAAATACTTGCGCTAAATATTGCCATTAATATCCCGTTTCAATCCAGCTTGTGCCATTCCACACCTTCAGTGGTTTTGTGACCCATGAACCCATCCAAACCTTAACTGGCTTAGCAACCCAAGCCCCAAGCCAAGGTAGTTAAACAGCCCCGGCTTCTGCGATTGCGTCGTTGTGCTTTGGTTCATATTCGCCGCCCCAAGCGCAGCCATGGGCGCGGACAGCGAAGCCATCGGCGCGCCGGTATAATTGCCGTATTGGCTGCGCGCCGCGTCAATCAGCGACTGCATCAGCCCCTGCTGCATCGTGCCTTGCTGCATTTGCTGCTGGCCGATCTGCTGGCCAAAGCCGAAGCCCTGACCTGCAAGCTGCGAAAGCATCTGCTGCTGGTTCTGGCCCGCGCTGAGGGCGGTGTTGAATCCCTGCTGGCGCTGCTGTGCGGCAATGTCACCGAACGCGCGGCCATAGTCGCCCAGCATCGTGCCTTGCGCCACGCCGTGACGTGATCCGCCAAACGCGCCAGCCCGCGACGCCTCGGCCCCCAGCGTGTTTTGCGCCATCTGAGCCTGCCGCGCCATATCCATGCCAGTCCGCCCGATCACCTCGGACGTGTAGGGGTTCATGAACTGGCCGATATTCGGGCCTTGCAGGGCTGCGTTATACGCACCAGCCGCTTGGCCGTAGACGCCTGGGGCTGTGGGCTGCACCGTGTTCCGTGGGTTTGCTCCGCCTGCCATGATTATCTCCCCGTGGGCCGCGCCTTCGGGCGGTTTGCTGCTGTTGGCGCTGATTGCGGTCGTGAAGTCAGGGCCGCCGCCGTGCGGTTAACTAGGCTGCCAGGATTTGCGGTGTTGATGCCACCGGGCAAGCGCGATGCGATTTGGCCTGACATGATGCTACGACCACCGCCACCGCCAATTGCACGCTCTGCCGAAAGCGCTCTGCGGTCGGTATAGCTGTCTTGCGGCTCGGACCAGTTAAACCCCTGCGGACCAGGCGCAGGAGCAGGCGCAACGCCCGCGCCAAACGGATACATCGGAGCAGCGCCGGTGATCGGATCAATGAACATCTGCCGCATCGCGTCGTATTGGCCCGGCGCATTGGTGCGCAGCGCCTCAACGCTCTGCTGATACAGCGGCGCGGATGAATAGCCCTGCACGCCGCCCGCAAAGGTCTGAGCCGCAGGAATGCCAGCCATTGCGCTGGTCGGGGCGGCCATGCCGAACGACAGAGCCGCTTGGTTGGTGTTATTCATCGATGCTTCCTGCATCGGCGTGAACGCAGCCACATCAGGCCCGAAATATGGCGTGTAACCGATCTGCGAGACACGATCCGCGCGGGCGAGGTTCTGCTGCGCCGCGTTTTCCAGCCAAGCTGGAATTTGCACCGATGTCGTTGAACTTCCGCCCTTGCCGCCGCCGCTCATCAGAATTCCCTTTCCATCGTGACGAAGACGGGCTTAAAGCCGTGCTTGTCCAATACGCGCTGCCATCCATGTCGGCCTGTCAGCGTCAGGGAAGTGCAGTCTTGCGTCCTGCCCCATGCCACCGCGCTGTCAATCATGTCGAGGATCTGGTCTAACTCGCCAGCCGCCAAGAAACAGTGCAGCACTCGTTTGCGAGGATACAGCACAATCTCCGTTATTGCAACGCCGCGCGGGGCTGGCCACAATTGCGCCCTGCCGGTGGCCACCAACTCAGCCACATCATCAAACGTATGCGTGCCGCCGCTGTATGCTAAGGCCGATTCAATCAGGTCGCGATAGTCGTGGATGTTTGGCGTCACCCCTGCACCCTCACGATGTTGAGCGTCACCGAAGGCGCGGCGGGCGCATAAGCCGTCGCCGCGTGGGCCTTGAGCGTGCCGTTGGTGCTGGATACAGCCCACATCACATTCAGCACGTCACCGGCTGCAACCGTGAAGATCGCTGTGCGGCTGACCACAATCGTGGCCCCGTTGTTGTGCAGGCTGGCGACAATGGTGCTGCCAGCCACATCGACCGTGTTAATGCGCGGCCAGAAACGGAATTCAATCGTGCTGGCCGACGAGGACGCGATCTGCGCCGTGAACGACAGCGAGTAAAGTCCAGCCTCTTCAAACGTGATGTCAGTCAGCGGCGAGCCGGTGAGGGTGATGCCGTCCAGCGCGATGCCGTCCAGCGTTACCTTATAGGCCGTGTTTGCCGACGCCGCCGTGATGTCGCTGTCCTGCCCAAGAATGGCGTATCCGTCCGCCAGCAGGATCTGCCGAAACTCGCCGCCCTTGGATACGACTGGATAGCCGTTGGTCCGATCCCAGAGAATGACACCATCCTCGGTCGCGGACGAGGTGGCCTCCTTGGCCGAAAGCTGCGACTGCACGCGCCCAAGATAGCGCCGCAAGTCCTCGGCCCAAATCTGCCAGCTTTCCCCAATGACGGGCGGAACTCTCACCGCAGGCCACCCGGCTTCATGTCAAGGCGAGGCACGCCAACGCGCCAGTCAGTCGCCGTGCCGTTAATCCGCATCCTGATCTGGCGGCCCGTAAACCGCACGTCTGTCGGGTTCGCCATGCTGTAGGGGCCATATGACCGCTCGGTGTCGTTTGGATGGAACCGCGTCTTAAACGTGGCCGTGACCTGCCCCTGCGTCTTTTCGTCTGGGATCAGCATCGTGCAGACAGCCACATTGTCGCCCACGCCAATCTCAATCGGCCCGCTTTCGGCGTAAATGCTGGCACTCTCGTATGCCGTGCCGGTTTCGTGGTTGTAAGCCTGGCCCGTGGCATCCACCCAGATCGGCGTGTTGAAGACGCCACGATCCACGCCAGTGGTGCGCGACAGATTGCCAATCGACCAGTGCCGTTCGAGGTAGTTAAACGACACGTAGCGGTCGCATTCAGTCGCCCCGCTGGACGGATAAAACCACCAAACCTCAGAATGCTGCGCGTTGGACACGGCCCAGATGTGCGAGCGGCGGGTGTTGCTGATGTCGCTGAAGACATAATCTACAACCTCGCACGGCACTTCCTGCACGGCGCCGCCTGCGTAAACAAAGAACGACCCCAAGCCCATCCAGAACACGCCCTGATCGACCGAAGCCGCAGCCTTGCGCGAGATGGTTCCGCAAGCCGATCCGACCCGCTCAAAGCCATAGACGAACGGCGGCCCTTGGTAAGTCGCGGTATGCGCATCGATGTCGGTCAGGATCAGCGTTTGGCCGCGCGTCCGCAGCGCCTGCATGATCTGCCCCGAAGTCTGCAATTCCAGATCGCCAGCCTCGTTCGTGGCTGCAGCCGTCCAGAGTTCGCGGTCCTCGCGGTCGGACCATTGCACCTTGCGCGGGTTTCCGCCTGCACCCAGAGCGAACAAAAACCGCTCCTCGGTCACGATCAGGCCGATGTTGTTGGCCGGAGCATTCGGGATGGTGACGCCGTTGTTCGCAACATCCAGATCCCACGAATACAGATCGCCGTCCGCGTTGGAGCAGGCAACCAATTCCTCGCCCCAGTTGTCCAGCGTCCAGGTCGTGGCATCAGCAAAGCTGCCGCTGTCGGATCGAGGCGTGCCGTATGCGCCCACCCCGTAAAGCCCGCCGCCATAGCCAAGGTTTTGCGTGGCCACGACATTGCCTGTGGTCAGGCCAGCGGGCGTGATATCGGTGATCGTGCCGGCCTGCGAGATGGCGTATAGCTTATCCCACATCCCGACGGCAACATATCGGTTGTTGCTCAGGTCACGCCAGACGTGCATCCCGCGCGGCACGGCATCATTTAGGTCAAACCGTGCTTCCCAGCCATGAACGGGCCGCATTGTCCCGTCAGCCCAGCGCACCAGGCTTGCATCACGCCAGCGCCCTGCGGCCTGCATGTCGGTCCCGTTGCGGTAAACGCCGGGAGGTAGGGCGAGCGGCACTAGGGGCATGGGTTACTCCGCGATGGCCAAGGGGCCGCTATCCGTCCAGCGCCAGTTGTCACGGCTGTCGCGCGACGGCAGGTCAACGACATCAACGATGCGGTGCGCCTTGCCAGCAGGCACGTCTTTAGCTGCAACAGCCTCAATTTGGTCAGCATATTCTGGCGCAGGGTGGATCACCGATACGCCGCCGTTATCTTGTGGGAAGATGATGACTTGCATGGTGATCCTTAGCGGAAGATGGCGACGTGGACGTGATCGGCATCAACATAGCTAGTGCCAGTTCCTGTAGCGATACGAACCGCCGTGGTTGACGGGGCTGCGGCATTCGCCAATCGGAACACAATGTCATCGTTTACTGACCCACGACGAACGGTTCCAGCTACAGCATAGTCTGCATCCGGCATCGCCGTGGTGAAGTTCACGGTGAAATCGCCAGTGCCGTTGTCAGTGATGCTAGTCACGTTGCCAGAAGCGCGGATCGCAACCGTCCCCGTGCCGTTGAAGTTCACCCACGCGCGGCAGGCGTAAACGGGTGCAGAGCCCGTCGCGTTCAGCGCATTGCGAAGCCGAAGCGGCGTCATCACCTTCGTGTTGTCCGTGCCGGCTTCAGCTTCAGCCTGAGACGCCAGATCGCCGCTGTCATACTTGGCATCAAGCTGCGTCTGGATGGCTGATGTCACGCCGTCAACGTAGTTGAGTTCTGTCACGGTCAGCGTAGCGCCGTCGAGGATGTTCAGTTCCGCCGTGCTGGCGGTCACCCCATCCAGAATATTTAGCTCAGCCGTAGAAGCCGTCACCCCATCCAGCACATTGATCTCAGCCGTGGATGCCGTCACGCCGTCAAGGATGTTCAACTCAGCCGCAGTAGCAGTCACGCCGTCGAGGATGTTTAGTTCAGCAGCAGTCGAAGTGACAGCAGTTCCGTCGATCTTCCAGAGGCCACCAGACAGGTTTGGCTTGGCTTTTTGAGCGCCCGTGCCGCCAAGGAGGGCGTCAATTGCGTCCAAGTCAGTGTTTAACTTGGTCCCCCAAGTGTCCGAACTGGCCCCAACTTCTGGTTTCGTCAAGCCGTAGTTAGTTGTGGTTGTATCGGCCATTCGTCCTATCCTTGTTCGGTCCACGCTGACTCGTCAGCGGCTTGTGGGGTCCAGCCACCCGACGATGGGGGCTGTAGAGTCCAACCAGATGCCCCTGCATTTTGTGCCGTCCAAGTGTCGGTAGACGGCGATTGTGGGGTCCAGTCTTCGATCTGCGCGGGGTCATCTTCCCATTTTTTGCGGGCAAATGCAACAAAGGTGAGCGCACTCGCTATATTTGAGGCTGCAAGCGCGAGGCGTTGGGCAGAGGTAGTCAGTTCTGACTGGATACTGATGTTCGTTCCAGCTAGATAAATGGCAAGCGCAGTAGCAGAAGTCTGCGAAGTCAGGTCGATGAAGCTGTTGCCCAGCAGCACTTTTTGTGCCGCTACAGTTGTCGTTGACGTTAAGGGAAGGGTCGCCGCCGCCAAAGTGATAATGGCGGAGTCAGCCACAACAGATAGTATGATTGGTATATCGGACGCAGCATTTTGTATGCGCGTTGCGCTTGCCGTAACGGCTGACTGGAGCGTGATTGCAGATGCAAAATTAGTGGCATCGCCTACGGCGTAGCCTTCTATCCAGTAGTCAGGTTCGACGTAATACGGCGCAGGCATGATTACTCCGGCTGCGTGGGCCAAGTGATATTAATTGGGAAGCCTTCTTGCTGGGAAATGTCCAGCAAGGCGCGGCGATACGCAGCCCATTCAGTTTGTTTCTCTGCGGTCATGTCAGCCCAGCGTAAGGGGTTGGAGACAAGGGGATCGACAGTGTTCGTGAGGATGGTATTGCGCGTAGCGCGGACAACCATAGCGGCATCTGCATCAGCCACTTCCTGTGTTGGCGGAACCCACTCAGAGCCGCCCCAAGTGTGCAGCGGGCTGGGGCGGATAGGAACCTCAATAGTCCCATCTGGATACGCCGCAAGGTGTTCATCTGTTGGCGTGGATACTGTCTGCCAGTATCCAAAGGTGGGGTGATAGAAGCCGTGTTCCATTATGCCTGTCCTTCCGTCCAGTTGCTCAACACTGTTCCTGTTGCGCGGTAATACCATCCGGGCGGAACAAGATACGTTTGGACGTTTCCTGAAAAGTTTGATGACATGGCGGTTATACCAAGTCCAGAAGTTGAGCCAATCAAGAACGTCACCCCGTTGTTTGACATGGAAAAGCACACAAGAAGCCACCCGTTTGTGGTGTTCTGGTAGGTGGTTGCGGTAGCCCTGCTG